CGACAACATCCTGCCTCTGCCCTACAAGGAACCCAGCCAGACGCTGTTCGCCCTGCTGCAGAACATCGTGGAGGAGGCCCGCAGGTTCGCCGCCACCAACGACATCAAGACGGCGGACATGAGCAGCCAAGCGCCCGTGGGTACCACTTTGGCCGTTCTTGAGCGGCAGCTGCGCACCATGACGGCGGTGCAGGCCCGGGTGCACTTCTCCTTCAAGCAGGAGCTGCGGCTGCTGGCGGATATCATCAAGGAAGGCGCGGAGGACGGCGACGAGTACAGCTACGAGGTAGACGCAGAGCAGGGCAAGAGCGCCAAGCTGAAGGACTACAGCTACGTCAGCATCATCCCGGTGTCGGACCCCAACGCGGCCACCATGTCGCAACGGGTGGTGCAGTACCAAGCCGCCATCCAGCTGGCCCAGATGGCTCCGGACATCTACGACCAGCCCGAGCTGCACCGCCAGATGCTGACGGTACTGGGCATCAAGAACGTGGAGAAGCTGATCCCGACGGAGGACGACATCAAGATCGTGGATCCGGTGCAGGAGAACCAGAACATCCTCAAGGGCAAGCCGGTCAGGGCGCTCGCGTGGCAGGACCATGAAGCGCACATCCGCGTGCACCAAGCCGCCATGACGGACCCCCTGATACAGCAGCTGGTGGGGCAGAACCCCAAGGCCCCGGTGATCATGGGGGCCATGACCGCTCACATCGCGGAGCACGTCGGCTACGGCTACCGCAACAAGATGCAGGAAGCGATGGGTATGCAGTTGCCGGTGCTGGATAAGGACGACTCGCTGCCGGAGCATGTGGAGCTGCAGCTGTCCAAGCTGATGGCACAGGCCGCGCCCATGGTGCTCAACATGAGCAAGCAGATTGTTGCACAGCAGCAAGCGCAGAAGAACGCCGAGGATCCGGTGCTGGTGGCGCAGATGCTGGAGCAGAAAACCGCGCAGGCGGAGGTCATGCGCAAAGATTGGCGTGACAAACAGGATATCCGCTTGGAAGAAGTCAAACTCAACATTGAAGCGCAGTCCAAGGGCGTGGACCCGGTGACGCTGCAGCACGAGATGATGCTGAACGAGCAGAAGGTGGCGCAGGAAGCGGAGTTGGGCCAGCAGAAGCTACGCCACCAGCAGGAGAAGGATGGCGTGCAGGTGGGCATGCAGGCGCAGAAGGACCGGGCGCAGCAGCAGGCAGACGCCCAACGCAGGCAGCAGGAGAGCGAGGCGGCAGCTTCCCGTACCGCCCTTGAGCTGTCCGCCAAGCACCATCAGATCGCCACGGCGGACGAGAAGCACAGGAAGACCGTGGCGCAGAACGAAGAGCGCCACAAGCAGACCATGGCGCAGAACGAAGAGCGCCACAAGGCGGACATGGCCAACAAGAAGAAGCTGGCAGACGCAAACGCCAAAGCAGCGGCGCAGAAACCTAAACCAACCGGGGGAAGTAAATGATCGATGAGTTTGCGAAGGCGGTGGTGAAGAAGCTCAGGACGGACATGAACAACCTCGCGGACGAGCTGGCAAATGGGCGCTCGCGCACTATTGAGGACTATAGGCACACCTGCGGAGTCATTCGGGGTCTGGGCATCGCAGAGCAGTACATTCAAGACCTTGCGAAGGAAAATGAGGAAGCAGAATGAAACCCCAGTTGGTTGAAGAAGCGCAGGTCCCACCAGAGTTTACCGAGGAAGAAAAGGGTAAACAGCTCCCAACGCCCGTTGGATACAAGCTGCTTTGTGCGTTGCCAACCTTCGATTCAAAATTTGTTGGTACGGATATCGTGCGCCCGGATGCGGTGATTGATCAGGAGCGGCTGGCGACGGTGGTGCTGTTCGTGCTGAAGATGGGCCCTGACGCGTATCGGGACGAAAAGAAGTATCCCTACGGTCCGTGGTGCAAACCCGGCCAATTCGTCTTGGTCCGTCAATACTCGGGCACGCGTGTGCAGGTGTGGGGCAAGGAAATGCGCCTGATCAACGACGACATGGTAGAGGCAGTAATTGACGATCCTCGCGGCTTAAGTCGCGCATAGCAGTAAAACACGGAGGCCATCATGGCTGAAGCGCAAGCAGTGGAAAAGTTTGAATTTCCGGACGAAAAGAAGGCAGAAGAAAAAGAAGTTCCCGAGCAGAAGCTGGAAATAAATGTCGAAAACGAAGACGACGTAAAGATTGAAGTCGTTGACGATACCCCGGAGAAAGACCGTGGGCACAAGCCGGGTGCTTCCAAGGACATCGCAGAGGTATCCGAAGAAGAATTGGCTGCGTACAGCGGCAACGTCCAGAAGCGCATCAAGGCGCTGGATTTCGCCCGGCACGACGAACGCCGTGGTAAGGAAGCTGCCCTTCGGGAGCGGGCTGAGTTGGAGAAGGTCGCGCAAGGGGCGCTGGAAGAGAACAAAAAGCTGCGGGAATACGTGCAGATCGGGGAAAAGACCTATCAAGGCACGGCCAAGGCCGCAGCGCAGGCCAAGCTGGAAAACGCCAAGCAGAAGTACAAGGCCGCGCATGAAGCGTTCGATGCGGAAGCCCTGCTTGCGGCAACGCAGGAACTGAACACAGCGCAGTGGGAGTTGGGGGCGGCGGAGAACTTCAAACCCCTTCCTTTGACACCGCAACCAGAACGTGCCTATACTCCGCCCACTGAGCAAGTGCGGCTTGACGAACGGGTGGTTAACTGGCAACGGGACAACCAGTGGTTCGGGGCAAACAAGCGGATGACCGCTTTCGCACTTGGTCTGCATCAGGAACTGGTTGAATCGGGGGTAGATCCCCGCACTGACGATTACTACAAGAAGTTAGATACTGAGATTCGTCAGACATTCCCAAAAGCGTTTACCCCCGAGCGGGAAGACGCTCCGCCGCCTCCGGCGCACCGAAAGCCTGCTAACGTGGTTGCACCCACGGCTCGGTCAAGCAGCGCGAAAAAAGTTACGCTGACACAAACCCAAGTGAACCTTGCCAAGAAGCTTGGCATCACGCTTGAGGATTATGCAAAGCAGGTAGTCCAACTGGAGAACAACAATGGCCGGTGAACGCGCAAGCAGGAAACAGGAAGAGCGGACGAACGCAGAGCGGGCGACTTCGATGTATGCGCCTCCTTCGTTGCTGCCCTTTCCCGATCCGGAGCCGGGAATCGCCTTTCGTTACATCGCTACGCACGTACTTGGGCAGGCTGATCCATCCAACGTGTCGAAGCGGTACCGTGAAGGCTGGGTGCCGTGCAAAGCGGAAAATTACCCAGAGCTGATGTTGAACGCCAATGCCGAAGGGAACATTGAGATCGGTGGGCTGATGCTGTGCAAGATGTCGGCGGAACAAGCGAAGGCAAGGGACGAGTACTACGCGGCCCAAGCCAACGCCCAGATGGAGTCGGTGGATAACCACTTCATGCGAAACAATGATCCCCGTATGCCGCTCTTCAAGGACAGAACCTCGTCCGTGACGCGTGGTGGCGGTTTCGGTTCCGGTACCAAATAAAGGAGAAATGATATGGCTGCAGCTGCAACCCCCTATGGGATGATTCCCATCGGTCTGAATGGTAGCTCCCCCTACTCGGGCGGAACCACCCGTGCCTACCGTGTCACGCAAAACAACACGAACGCCATCGTCACCAATTGGTGGTGCACGATGAATGCCGGGAAAATCGACGGCCCCGGCGCGGTGGCCCCCATCTCCCTGCTGGACAACGTCGCGCCCAACGCAACGCAGTCGCCGCTTGGCATCGTGACGGGTGTGCAGTACACGGACCCCACGCTGAAGTACACGCTGTTTGCCAATCAGCTTCCGGCAGGTGCGGTCACGGCGGGCTACACGAACATCCTCGTGTTCGTCAATTCGGATCCGAAGCAGCTGTACGCGATCCAAGCGGACAGTGCCGTAGTACAGGCGGAGATCGGGCTGAACATGAACATGAACGTTCCGTCTACCAACACCATTACCGGGGTGAGTAACGCTTCCGGCATTGGCGTTGCTGCAACGACGCTCACCTTCCCGCTGCGGATCGTGGACATCGTGAACCAAAGCTCTATCTTCGGTGGCGGTTTGTCAGCTCCGGGCGATGCATTTACGGATTGCATCGTGCAGTGGAATGACCGCACCCTCACCTGCACCCTCCAAACCGGCGTTTAAGGAGCATAGACCATGGCTATCAGCAGATCACAGCTACTCAAAGAACTGCTCCCCGGTCTCAACGCTTTGTTCGGCTTGGAGTACAAGCGGTACGGCGAAGAGTACAAGGAGCTTTACGAAACGGAGTCATCCGAGCGTTCATTCGAGGAGGAAACCAAGCTCTCGGGCTTCGGCTCCGCCCCGGTGAAGTCGGAAGGTTCTGCCCTCACGTACGACACGGCAACCGAAGCGTTTACGGCTCGCTACACGCATGAGACCGTTGCGCTTGGCTTCTCCATCACGGAAGAGGCGGTGGAAGACAACCTGTACGACAGCCTGTCGTCCCGGTACACCAAGGCGCTGGCGCGTGCGATGTCCTACACCAAGCAGGTCAAGGGCGTGTCCACACTGAACAACGCTTTCACTACAGCTTATACCGGCGGTGATGGCGTGGTTCTGTGCTCCACGGCGCACCCGCTGACCAACGGTGGTACCAACAGCAATCGCCCGGCGGCTGGCGTCGATCTGAACGAGACTGCGGTGGAAGCTGCCGTGATCCAGATCGCTGCATGGACCGACGAGCGTGGGCTGCTGATTGCGGCTCGCCCGCGCAAGCTGGTGATCCCGCCTGCGTACATGTTCGTTGCCAAGCGTCTGTTCGGGTCGGAACTTCGCCCCGGCGGTGCCAACAACGACATCAACGCCATCAAGTCGATGAACGTGATCCCGGGCGGTACGTCCGTGAACCACTTCCTCACCGACACCAACGCGTGGTTCGTCCTCACCGATGTGCCCAACGGCCTGAAGCACTTTGAACGGGTCAAGATGAGCACGGCAATGGAAGGGGACTTTGAGACCGGAAACGTGCGTTACAAGGCACGGGAACGATATTCCTTTGGTTGGAGTGACCCGCTTTCTATTTGGGGAAGCCCGGGAAGCTCGTAAGCGTAATAGACCCGGGGGGCTTCGGCCCCCCGTTTTTGCAGCCGCGAGTGGCTTTGGTCAAGCTGCTGGGAACTCCTCCCGAGCGCGGTCAACAAGGAGATCGAGATGACGACGTTCGCTGATGGACTGTATCAATACGGTGGTACCCCGGTTGCTTCTGGCGGTCTGCCTTTCCCCGCTACTGGCACTGCTTTCTTCGTAGCTCCGGCGACTGGATCGGACGGTAACAGCGGCAAGACGCCCACCGAAGCGTTTTCCACGATCTACAAAGGATACGCGGCCTGTACGGCAGGCAAGAACGATGTCGTGTTCTTGGTAGGTGATGGCGCTACTACCGGCACGGCGCGGCTGTCTCTTGCCAACGCAGTGGCGGCAAATTCCGCTGCTACTACTGGAACGCTTACTTGGGCGAAAGCGGCGACGCACTTGGTTGGCGTGTGCCCTCCGGGAATTAGTGCTCGGGCACGGTTGTCCAATCCAACAGGGACGTACACCACCACCACGTTCAACGCAACCAACATGGTCAACGTGACTGCGGCTGGTTGCTATTTTTCCAACATCTCCCTTGTTTCGGCGTTTAGTACTGGTGATGCGCTGGAAATTCCGTGGATTAACACGGGCAGCTTCAACGTATACACCAACTGTTCCTTTGGCTTCCCCCAAAGTGCTGCGGCGCTTGCTGGAACAACGTCGCGTGCGCTGAAGGTGACGACGGGTGGGGAAGTCTCGTTCAACAACTGCATGATTGGTACAGACACCGTTGCCCGGTCTGTCGCCAACGCTACGTTGGAATTTGCTGGGGGCACTGCGCGGCCTTGGTTCACAGACTGCGTATTCAACCTGAGAACTTCGGCTGCGGGATCGTTGCACATGCTCGGTACCGGCAACAACTGCATTAGCTCATACGTCTTAATGCGCCGTTGCATGTTCATGAACGCAACGGATCAAGGAAGTACTGCGATCACGGTTGCAGGCTCCTTTACCACGGCGTCTCCAAATGGTTCGGTTATTTTGATGGGTAGTGCGATGATCGGTTCCGGCCAGAAATGGGGCGACACGAACTTCCTCGCCAATTCTTACGTGGATAACGTGGGCGGTGCTGCTACGGCTGGCCTGATGCTGAACCCGACGTAATAGTTGAGTCCGGGGGGCCACAACCCCCCGGTTTCTTGGCCTATAGGAGATTGCAATGCCCTACCCTATGAAGGTCA